CGGGGTCTATGCCTACAACAACAGGGGTACGGTGCCAGGCACGAACAATTTCTTGAGAAGTGTCACCTAACTTATCCATGATATTAGATGTAACGAACATGCCACGTTCTAATAGCCATTTACAACAATAAGACATTTGAAATTCATCAGACTCTTCACCAACACGTAACATTTCTTTTTTAATGAACTTAGCATAGTTAGGGTTGCATTTTGCTACATCACGCCAATCCCATTCAAAATGATTTTGTCTTTTACCGCGTGTAGTTTGACGGCGTTTATTAAGTTGAATTGATTTATAAAAATTGTTTTTATGTGTGGTTGGGGTGCCTGTTTTAACCATAGTTCCTGAGTAATATGCAAGCATAGGGGAAATAGATTTAGAGACTACAAAGTCATCCGCTTCTTGACACTCATCAATAACAATGAGATGAAACGATTTAGATTCAATTTTTGCGCGTGGGTTGGCTGTCATCATCATCAAGCTACTGCCTGAATTTTTAAGTTTAATTTGACGTGTAACTCCAGGTACTTTGCCTAAACTATCATCAATCTCTGGGTCACCAAGAATTTCAAGTGCGCGTTCAGATGTAAGGCGGTTTACTGTACGACCAAATAGAGTTTCAACCTGGCCTTCAACTGGTGCAAACATACCTATCCAAACACCACCCGCAAATTTACCAAGTAGGTCTGGGTACATTTTTGCTAACCGTGGTAGAAGCACCATAAGTGCGGCTACCGTATTTGCAATAGTTTCTGATTTGCCTGATTGACGGGCGGCTAAAGCTGTTATTTCTTCACCATCATTGATAAGAACAGATTCAATTATGCGTTTAGCAAGTGGCAGTTGATATGGATGAAGTTCGTGCCCTACTAGCGCTGTTTGAAATTGAATACAGCGGTCAATAATTTTTTTTACAAATTCTTTAGAAAGCTCATCTAATTCAAGCTCTTCATCCTCGGGAGGTAAGTCTTCGTCCTCTTGTTCTTCAGGAAAAAACTCTTCCTCATCATCCAATAAGTTCTCCATATAAGTCCTTAGTCTAATTTAAAACAATCAGCCTGAGTCGTTAAACTCAGGCTCATTGTCGCCACTACGGGGAGAGAAGAGAGGCAGGATTAGTATAACAAAAATGTAGACAAATCAACTTATCCGAGTGGGCGTGTCATGCGTTTAAATAATTCCTCTACAACTGCATGAAGAGCCTCTGCACCTTGTCTAGCTTCATTTAAATAAACTTCTTCCCGCGTTTTTTGATAACCAGAAAGACAACGACCTACTTCATAAATGGCTTGATCTGTCCACATTTCTAGCTCTCCAGTGGGGATTCTAGAGACTCTTTTAGCCACTTTCTCTGAAAAAGGTTTTGTCCAAGGTTCAGGTTTTTTAAAAAGTTTCATCAAACCGCCCATCGTCAGGTGTCCAAGCCACTCTAGATTTCATAGCCTCAGATAGTAGCGCATCAATCTTGTCATCGTCTTCCCACGAAACCTCAGGGGTGTGATAAAAGAGTCCTAGATAAAAACCTGGAGTTGTAAAGGGGCATCTAAAGACAAGGCATTTGCCTTTACGGTAGGGCATTTCAGTTTCTTGAGTAGTGCCTATTTCAATTGCTGGAAGTAGGTTTTTGTGATAGTACCTTAGAGTACCTGCGTATAGTGGCCCGAATGTTTTCATTATTACTTTCTTCGTAACCTATTAGCTACCTGAGCAATCCCACTTAACTGCGCCATAGCCGCAGCTGACATGTCAATTAATTGGGCTGGTCCGTGGGACGAACAAGAGTTTTCTAATACAGGCAAATAATCATTTGTTGATGAACTGCCCGTTAAGCCTAACCAAACATCAGTGCCAACATCGTTATATTGCCACCAAGTATTATCTCTAAAAACAATGTAAAGAACTTTAGTGTTTGAGTTGTAGGCAATAGCTAAAGCGCGGGGGCGTGGTGGATTTTGTGTTGGAGCGGTTTCAGTGTCAAAACCAACGTCAGAGATACTGCTAGAACTGTTATCAAGTACATCATTAGGCACTTGAATATCAAGGTCTGTTATATCTTGGTCGGGTTGTACATTTTCTAATTCAAGAGCCGCTTGCTCTCTATCCCAATTATGTACAGTTTTACTTTCGGCTAATGCTTCAGCCATTAAACGTTTTAATTCTTCGCGATTAATTGCCATCAATCCTCACAGATATGGGAGGCTGTCTCTGTCTCCAGCACTCTAACTAAACATGTACCACAACGCAAGTACTTAGGTGGATTATAATTATTTTGTACTGTGGCACCTTGAGCAAAATCTCCGCCATCTTCGCTATATGCTGAATCATAGTCATAAACTATTTTAGGTTCAGCGAGTAGTTCTGGGGAAAACGGCCCTTTAGGTGTTGTAACTTTATTAGGAAATGGGTGTGCTTGTATTGCTTGTCTATTAATTATTTTCATCTGCATCCGCCTTCTTAGCGGCAGATGTTTTTTTCTTTACAGGTTTTTCTTCTTCATCAGCAACAGGTGACATTAAAGGAAAGTGGCCAGCAATAGCTCTTGCCGATAACCAACTAGGCAGGCATGTTGAGCAGTAGTGGGCAGGGTTAGAACCTGGGTCCGCATTTGTATACTGTGCATCGTTTTCGCAATTATTACACTTCATGTAGTCCTCTTTCCGTACAGCGTAAGTATAGACGAAAAAAGGAGGCAAGGTTGCCCCTGCCCCCTATTTTTATAACTTTTACTTAGATGCGCCGATACCGAATGCGCCGTCTTTAGGATTAAGGGCACGCAGCAGAGGACCTGCTACGGCACCTAGGGCTGCCATACCAATTGACTTGGTATCAGTGTGCCCTGCCATATACATACCTAGAGCGGCTGCAATCGCAGAACGTGCATAAGATGCAACAACTGCTTGGAGTGCTTTATTCATATATCTCTCTCTTTCGTTTAGTGGGGTACCCCACGTCACTACTGTAGCAGAGATTACTCACTTTCTTCAACGTGTTGTTCAAACCGTCCTTCAAGTTTAGCTACCTTCTCGCCAATCTTAAGTTGGTCTACGCGTAGCTCTTTGAGCATGGGAATAACCTCTTTGTTAATCTTATCGTGAATAGATGAACCACCATTAGGGCGTAGCTCTGATAAATACTTTTTTACTAACCATTTGACTCCAGCAGCACATGCTATTAAAATACCAATTTCAGCTGATGTTATGCCAATCCATACGTCAATACTCAATGTAATTCCATTCTGTGTGTGTTTTTTATTACAGAATGGTTGTCCGTATAAATAGCCCAAAATCTGCGATTTAACATAAGTTTACACATAAAAAAATAAATTAAATGTTAAAAATAGGTATTTAGACTTGACAATGACCGTAACTCTTTGGTTTGCTAGTACATGACAGAGGGCACCAGTAATGGTGCCCTTAGCCAACTGAGAGGAGCAGCGATGCTCAATATCAGAATTAATCTAACGAATAATCTAAAAAAAGTACGCGCAGGACTGGCGGCGGGAATGATTTTCTTTTCTCACCTAGTGACACCAGCATACGCACTTACAGCTCCTGTAAACACAGAGAAAACAGTAACAGTTTCTTTGACTTACCTAACTGTAACTACTACTAAAACACAGGCCAAGATGGACTTGGCTAGCCCTACGGTCAAGTACTTTGACCCACAGGCGATTGCATTCCTCACTACTTATTCCCAAGGATGGAATAGGTCGCAGTGGTTATGCTTAAATAAACTCTGGAATTCCGAGAGTCATTTCAATCCCAAAGCGCTCAATATGAGTTCCCACGCATTTGGTATTGCCCAGTTCTTGCCAACTACCTGGGGTAATTATAAAGTAGTTAAGACTGCAAGTGCTAAGCTTCAAATTCAATACGGTCTACGATACCTAACAAAAAGATATGGGAGCACAGATGACCCAACAGGGGCATGTAACGCATGGAAGTTCCATCAAAAGAACGGATGGTATTAAGGCACCATATTTTGACGGAAGTCAAGTATGTGCGCAAATAGACCCAGAACTATTTTTTCCAGAAAGTTCAGCGGAGGCTGTAATTAACCTTCGTATGGTTAGACCTCTATGCAAAAGTTGTGAGTTCAAAGAGATATGTCTTGAATACGCACTTAAACACCCTGAACTACAAGGTATATGGGCGGGAACCACAGATAACGAAAGACGACTTATTAGAAGGTATAAAAGAAAAAGTGTTTAATGCAAAAAGCCCCCGATTGCTCGGGGGCTTTTTTGTTATTGAGCAGTTTATGAAGCGGCTGCCCAAGGTGTGATTGTAATTGCTGCGCCTGCTGAAACTGATGCAGCTCCTGCGGCACGTGATTGAGTCTTGATTGTTCCAGTTGTACCTGTCAAACCAGCGACAGAAAGTCCTGATGTTGATAGGGTTCCTGAAGTTGTGGTTGTAAATGAAACAGTGTTTGTTGCATTTGCTGTAACTGTCCAAGTACCATTGAGGTCGGTATCTGGAGAAACAAGTGATGCGACTGTAATCTTTGTTCCCACTGGGAATTTAGCACCAGCACCTGAAGAGGTGATTGTTGCTGCTGTACCTGTACGTGAAACTGCTGTAATTGTTGAGGCAG